CACTCGTGATAGAATTAATGGAATTTTGGAATTATTAGGTTCAAAGTATAGAGTATGTCAAAGAAACTTTACTCAATATCTCATAGGTCCAGACTTACAAAGACAATATGTACCTCATGAGGGTACATTTACTGTTCCAAATAATTAAAGCTATGACTATTAAACTACGGAAAGGAGGATGGTATATAATGGATGGCCCTAAAGTTAAATCAGGACCGTTCTTGACATTCTTGGAAGCATATACTATTTTAAACAACATCAACTTAAATCGAAAGGTAATACGATGAACTTTGTACTCCGTTTACGTAAAGATAAGAGCATACCTCGTAGCTCTGTTAAAACAGATCATGGTACACGATATGATTGGGGTAAATGGTACTTACATTTAGCTAAAACTCCTCACTTCTGGAGCATGAAAGGTATCATTGATATACGAGGCCGTACTTTTGTGCTATAATTAAGGAAGGAACGTGAGGGTGAAATTCCCTCACGATCCTCATAGGAGAAGGTAATGAGAAGATCTAGATTCATTAGAATTAAACATCCTGAATGTATAAATGTAGATGATATGTATAAAAATAATGAAGGGCTATGGAAAACTTTAAAGATAAATAAGATATCTAAAAAGAATCAAAGCTGTATGCTTTGGACAAAAAGAAATGTGTACAAATTAGAGGTATAATATCATGAATGTTCTTAGTCTTTTTGATGGTATATCTTGTGGTCAACTTGCATTAGATAGAGCATCTAAAAAATATAATAAATATATAGCAAGTGAAATAAATAAACATGCTTTAGAAATTACTAAAAGAAATTTTCCTAATACTATACATATAGGAGATGTCAATCATTGGAAAGATAGTGGATGTAAAGAAACAAATTATTCTATACATACTGACACTATAGATTTATTATTGGGAGGTAGTCCATGTCAAGGATTCTCAAGATGTGGAACTCAATTAGGTTTTAATGATAAAAGAAGTAAATTATTTTTTAGATTTTTAGAAATCTTTTATAGAATTAAACCAAAATATTTTTTATTAGAGAACACAGTTATGAAAAAAGAATGGGAAGATATTATAACTGATTACTTAAATGTTTCCCCATTAAAAATTAATTCGTCTTTATTTTCTGCTCAAAATAGAGAAAGATTATATTGGACTAATATACCTATAGATAAAAAAATATTAGAACATAAAAATATAATGTTAAAAGATATTATAGGAGAGTACAAAGGTATATATGTTTATCCAAGAGGATCAAACAAAGGAGGATTAAAACATTACTATGGAAAATGTCCGACCATAACTTCTTCAAGTTGGGAAACTAATTATTTTATAATAGATAATAATAATCAGAAACGAAAGTTTACAGTGGAAGAATGTGAACAAATTCAAACACTTCCAATAGGGTATACAAAAGGAATAGCTAATACAAATAGATATAAAGTTATTGGAAATTCATGGACTGTTGATGTAATAGCAAAGATACTAAAAGGAATAAAATAATGAATGGTCAGAGAAAAAATAATCCGGTTGCAAAGCAACTCTCTGATCCCATGTGGAGAAAGAGAATAGTGAATAGTAAAGTAATTTATACTAGAAAAATAAAACATAAAGAGGAACAACCTAATGTTAACAAGTAATTCTTTAGTCTTTTGTTTTATTGTTAGTTTATTTACGTTTGCTTTAGGATATTATATGTCTTATGAGATAGGAGCTTTAAGTTTATGTTTGTAATAACAAAGACAGACGTTGATGACTTGATGTTTGATATCTTAAGTGAAGATGGTGGACAGCCTATGTTATTTAAAACTAAATTAGCAGCCTCACAATATATAGATTATATTTGTGAACAATTTAATATACCACCTGATGTATATATGTTGAATGATGGTATAGAAATTTCTAGAATGCATTAATAATTAATGGAGATTAATATGGATATCGAACGTGAACTACGAAAAAATGTTAAAGACTTACAAGAACAATTAAATCGTGCTCATAAAAGAATAAAAACATTACAAGATGAAATATATTCTTTACGAAGAAAGATAAATCCAGAGGCTAGTTTTTCCAGTAACATGAGTGGATGGGCATTGATGGAAGATCCAGAGCATAGATAAAGGAGAAAACTAATGGGTAGAGTAAAAGATTGGTTAATCGAAATGGAAGAAGATGCAGGACATTTATCTTTAACTGATTGGGTTGCTATACATGGCATCAGTCATAAAGAAATATGGGAAAAATTAAATTCTGATTCTGATTTAGATCAGTTAGATTTAGGATTATAAAATGCCCAAGAATTTCTTGCAAAAAGAACGACAAAGAATCTTTAGAGAATTAACAAAGCAATACCAAGGAGAGGGTTATTATAAAAGAGAAGCTAAACGAATGGCCCGAAGAGATACAGATGATATCATGGCTGATAAAGAAACATTTGTAGATAATTTTATGCAAGATACATGGGGAGAAGTAGATGAATGAAACTATAATCTGTATTGAATGGATTGATTCAGTTGAATATCAAGATGCAGATTGGAAATCAGAAGAAGAAGTAGGAGCATTAATTCCTATGATGGTTAAGTCATGTGGCTTACTTGTAAATGAAGACGATATTTATGTTACTCTTGCTGGATCAATTAACAATTATAATGTAAAAAATGAAGCTCAGTATGGAGGATTAATTACTATTCCAAAATGTTCCATAATGAAACGATGGTCTTTTCCAAGGAGTTTCTTTCAATGAGTAATTACATGGAGAAAATACAAAAAGAAATTAGAAACCGTGAAAAATCTAGTGGTGGAAATGTTGATTTTATTAATAGCATGGGTGATGATAAAACTGTAGTGGATTCTGCACGAGTTTCTTTTAATAAAGATATGGTAAAAGGTAAGATCGAATATGATTGTACTCCGACTGATGAAAAACTAATTAGATATCTTGCAGAGCATGGGCATTGGTCACCCTTCTCTCATTGCTATGCCACATTCAAGATAGTTGCTCCAGTATTTGTAGCTAGGCAATTAATGAAACATCAAGTTGGACTAGCTTGGAATGAAATATCAAGAAGATATGTTGACACTCCCCCTGATTTCTGGTATCCATCTTCATGGAGAGAACGAGCAGAGAATAAAAAGCAAGGATCAACAAGCCATGAGATTTTTGGGAACACTTGGATTAATGAAAGATATCATGTTGCTATTAATACTTGTAAAAAAACTTATGAAGAAATGTTGAAAGCTAATGTATGTCCTGAACAAGCAAGAGCTATTCTTCCACAGTCTATGATAACAAAATGGTATTGGTCAGGGAGTTTGTATGCTTTTGCCAGAGTATGTAATTTAAGATTACAAGAAGATGCACAAACAGAAACAAGATGGATAGCAGAAGCTATCGCTGAACATATGCAAGGTATCTTTCCTATATCATGGAAATATTTAGTACAAGATTATATTGTTAAAGAGGAAGATGAAATGAGTGAACGTATGAAAGAAATATATAATGGCACATGGCCGGGACCGGGGGTATAATGCAACAACAGAAATGGTTAGATCGTGGAGCTTGTCCTGCTTGTGGATCTAGTGATGCTAATGTTAATCATACAGCAGGATATTCGTGGTGTTTCTCTTGTCAAACTAGATTTGATGATAATGTAGTAACTATATCTAAAACAAAGGTAAAATCTATGGCTACACTTGGAGAATGGGGAGAGATCCCTGAACGTAAAATATCTTTAGAGACTGCCAAGAAATTTAATACTAAGATTAAAAGAAATGGTAACATAACTACCCATCATTTGTATGGTTATTATAATGATAAAGGGGAGCACATAGGAAATAAAATAAGACAGACAAAAGATAAACGTATGTGGGTGGAAGGAGAGTTATCTGATGCTGTATTGTTTGGACAGAATATATTCACACAGAAAGCAAAGTATATTACAATTTGTGAAGGTGAAGTGGATGCAATGTCAGCCTATGAACTTATGGGATCGAAGTGGCCTAGTGTAAGTATAAAGACAGGGGCAACAGGAGCCGTAAGAGATTGCAAAGAAGCCTTTGATTATCTGGATGGGTATGATAATGTCGTTATTTGTTTTGATATGGATAAGCAAGGACAAGAAGCTGCTGAAAAAGTAGCTCAGTTGTTTGCTCCTAATAAATGTAAGATCATGAGGATGGAACATAAAGATGCTAATGAGTATCTTAAGATGGGACAACGTGAAGTATTTACACAAGATTGGTGGGGTGCTAAACCATATACACCGGCAGGAATTATTAACTTAAACGATTTAGGTGACTCTCTTTTTGAAGAAGAGTATTGTGAAACTTGTTTATATCCTTGGCCTCAGATGAATGAGAAAACTTATGGAATGAGAACCGGGGAATTAATTACGTTTTGCAGCGGTGCAGGAATGGGAAAATCATCCATAACTAGAGAACTTATACATCATATCCTCCGTAATACAGAAGATAACATTGGTATCCTTGCATTAGAAGAAGGTATTAAACATACAGCATGGAATATTATGTCAGTAGAAGCAGATGCTCGTTTATATATCAAAGAAATTAGAGAAGGATATAGTAATGAGCAATTAAAAGAATGGCAAAATGCTACAATAGGTAGTGGAAGACTCTTTGCATTCGATCATTTTGGTTCAATAAATAATGACGAGATACTTGCAAGAGTTAGATACATGGCACAAGCTCTTGATACTAAATGGATATTCTTAGATCACTTAAGTATTTTAGTTAGTGGACAAGAAGATACTGATGAAAGAAAATCTATAGATATATTAATGACTAAGTTAAGATCATTAGTAGAGCAAACAGGGATATGTTTATTACTTGTTTCACACTTACGTAGACCTGCTGGTGATAGAGGACATGAAGATGGGAAGGAAATAAGTTTAAGTCATCTTAGAGGATCGGCCTCAATCGGCCATTTAAGTGATTCTGTTGTGGCCTTGGAAAGAAATCAACAAGATGATGATCCTATATTATCTAACACAACAACTATTCGTATACTAAAGAATAGATATACAGGTGAAACAGGAGTATCTACATACTTATTTTATAATAGAAATACTGGTAGAATGACAGAAATTAGTAATCCTTTTGATACAGGAGACAATTAATGGGAACTAAAAAGTTTGATGAAGAACTTTATAAAAAAGCTGATCCATTATCTAATGGGGTAATGGAAAAATGGTTGAAGAAACATGGCTATAAATGTATTGACTTGAAAGAAACATATGGAGTTGATATTACTTGTAAGAAAAATAATATTATTTCTTATTTTGAAACAGAGATAGCATACATTTGGAAAGATGAATGGCCTAATGCTTGGCTAACAGTACATATCCCTTATCGAAAGAAAAAGATAATAGATAAATGGGTAAGAGAAGGATGTCAAGGTACTTTAACATTTGTTCAATTTAGAAAAGATTGTAAACAAGCATGGTTTCTGGATGGACAATCTGTAAGAGATGCTCCAGTTAAAACGATTGATACAAAATATACAACAAACGAAAAGTTCTATTGCATAGATGTTAATGATGCATATATAATTAATATGGAGAATATTGATGTTCCAAAAAATCTTATTAATAGAAAGTATCCTTCTTAAATGGATACCTTTTCTTATATTTATACCTCTATTATCTTGGGGAATAATGTTGGTAACAGTTCTTATTCTTACGACCCATATGGAGGAATTAAGTTTTATCAACAACTTTGGAATATGGGTATCTTCTGTAATTACAGCCTACGTTTTATGTCTGTTTAAATTAATGAAGGGATAACATGGCTTTACTTACCATCACTGATACTGCTAATAATCATCTGTCTGACATTATCAAAGAACATAATGCTCAAGGTGTTATGCTTGGGGTAAAAGGAGGTGGTTGTGCAGGATTCACTTATGAGTGGACTATACTGCAAGAAGAAATACCAGATAAGTTTAATACGGAAGATAAGTTTGAACTTAGAACAGGTTATTTATGTGTACAGCCTGAAGCTATGATGTTTGTATTAAATACTATTATAGATTTTACTAATAATATAGCAGGTTCCTACTTGAAAATTGTTAATCCAAATGCCACATCTCAATGTGGATGTGGAGAAAGTTTTTCAGTATGAAACAGGAAATGTGGGAACATTGGTGTCCTGTAGAGAACTCTATGATGAATATAGGAAAAGAAGAGGAGTGTAATTGGTGTGGACAGGACGAGGAATATGAAAAACGTAATCGTAGATATAGAAACAGACTCTCTAAACCCGACAAAGATCCATTGCATCGTAGCAAAAGATCTTGAAACATGTGAAGTTAAAATATGGGATCATTCTAATTTAGATACGTTTAAACC